GTAGTCTTCGACTTTCCCCCCAAATTTTCTGACGCTCACTTGTCCATGGAGATAGGGTTTCATGGGATTTCCTTCCACACACCGCCAATGAGCCGTGCATCGTAAATCACTTCTTCAACCTTCGCTCTCACCACACGGAGACCGTGCTGAATGAATAGATCCTTTTGTCTGTTGGTTTCTATGATCGCATTCTCACGATGTTCGAACCATCGGGTAGCGTAGTACAAAATTTGTTTACCAAGAAGGGGGTCACCATCAATGCACGAAAATTTCCACTTCGCATCCAAAACAGATTGCTTGATATTCACATGGGTATGTGAGAGACTATCCGCAATAGTGATATGACATTCAAAAACCATTTTATTCCTTGGTCTTGATGACCGATATCAAGAGGTTCAACGCAAACTGTATCGCCTTTATCGCACCTGATAGAAAGAGCAACACCACAACAATCGAAACAATGAAGAGGGCAAATTGTCCTGCAATGAGTAGCATGTGTTATCCTTCGATGATTGTATCAGAATTTGTGTGGGTTGTCAAGAGAAAAGATAGCCCCAGTTGAGCCGGGGCTATCCATTACTTATGCCGATCTATGGCAAACCACCATTTCCACCCGGTCCTCCGTTGCCTCCTGGTCCTCCGTTGCCGCTATTTGTATAGGAGGTCTTAGAACCAGACTTACTAAGTCCATCACCAATCCGATTACCGGCATATCCAATTGCTGCCGCCGTCATGCCTGTAGTGATAACAGGTCCAACCACACCAGCAACCCAACCTGTAGTCGTAGTCTTCTGCACCTTTTGTGTCAATTCCATTTGTGGCTCACAGTTCACATAGGTGACTTTGGTGAAGATCTTGAAGGAGGGAGTCTCTACCTTATCACACAAGGACAACCACGAGTAACGCTCGGTTGGTGCAAGGGTATCCACATCAACGACGGCGCGAAGACCCAAGGTCTGGTCGGCGCGGGCACCCTTAGGGGCATCTTCCACAACAATAAACCTTGACCCGCCGCATCCCACAGCGGTCAACATCACAAAACCCATCATCCACATCACCACTTTGGAACCCATCATCATATCCTCCGTTTTGGAACCCATAATCATATCCTCCGTTTTGGAACCCATCATCAATTGGCTAAACTGATTGAGCGGACTGTGGTATAGTTGAAACTTCTCCATTCCTGCTTATCCACATCAAACACGGTGATCAATTGCACAGGCTTTTGTGTATATGGAGGCAGGTCATCGAGGTCCAAGGCTCCCGACTCTTCTGTCACTGGTTGTGGCTTGGGATGGTTTTCCACAGGAATTTTTGTCATATCCTTGGTGCAGTTCATCACGCGAAGTGTGCCGTCCTTCTTTGTGAATTGTACCTCAACCACACCCTCACGGAGGTACTTGGTCAACATCTTCACCCCAACTTCTACCAAATTCGCTGCAATAATCATAATTTTTTCCCCTTGTTTAGGCCCTCATGAAACACATCAACCCCATCCTCATCCTTCATCACGAATCCACCGGCTGTTTTGAAGAGTTTCAAGGTATCTAGTAAGGCGGTCGAAAGAAGAATCAGAGAGTATTGTGTCTCTCGGATCATGATCCCATTGAATCCAGCCCGAACGATCCGTGTCGCATAGACGAACGGATCAATGAAACATGACGTGAAAGGCTTCTCCACATGCACGATACCCTTTCGCACAGAAGTGAGTAGCACATGGTAGGATTCACGATCTTCGGGCACGTCGGGATTGCCTGGTAGTTTGCCGTGCTTACGTGCCATATCATCAAAGTAATAGAATTGTACCTTATTAGTTTCTCTGTTCATGAAGAACCCAAATCCATCATAGAGTTCTGGTCGTTCATTGAGGATCGCACCAAATTCTAACTGGTCCATGCCGTACCTCGGATCTTGGCAGCGAGACGCTGAAGAAGACCATGGAGGTGTACTACACTGATTGCAATAACAAGGACGAGTCCCCCGACCATCAGCACAATGGCACCAATGAAGGACCCAACAACGGCGATTGACGCCCCCAACAACACAATACATGGGGTTGCGATAATCATGAAGGTCCAGGTCAAAATTTTTACAGCAATGTCGGCAATGGATTCCATAGAGTCCTCCGTTTGTTATATGAATGATAACACGATAGGGTGGGTTTGTCAAGCCTAAATACGATAGGAGGAACACTATGGCCTGGCAGCATCAAGGTATTGATTTTATTGGACCAAATGATAAACACTTCGGGTTTGTCTACCGTATTACTAACCTACAAACGGGTAGAATATACCTGGGACGTAAGCTTTTCACAAAGTCCAAGATCCAAGGCATTACAAAAAAGAACAAACGCAGGAAGAAACTCCGGGTTGCCAGTGATTGGGTATCCTACTGGGGCTCTAGTGACGAACTGCTAAAGGATATCGAAACTCTTGGTGAGGAGTTCTTTACCCGTGAGATTCTACACCTGACAACCAAGCGTGGGGAAACGAATTACTTCGAGGCCCTAGAGATTTTGACTTCGGGCGCTCTACTCTCGGATAACTACTATAACAAATGGGTCAGTCTGAAGTTACACAAGAGTTCGTTGGCTCATCTGTACCCATCCCACTCATCACCCATATCGAAATCTGCGCCAGCAATACCGCGGGCACCTGGGTCATCATAAGACGCTTCACCATCATCCTCGATATCTTCCCCACAAAAAGGACAAAATTCAGGTGTGCTGTCTGCCTCATCATAGGATAATGAAATGTGTCTATTGCAAGACTGACATGTGTGTGTAAATGTCATGGTACAATCTCCCAATCATCTGCCAATAAATCTGTCTGACTGACCAGCCACGGCACAATCTCTCCATCGGCTGTCCTCATGTCCACATGTGCATGGTACCTTATCTTTGTCCCCTCTGGATAGAAGCCCAGTAATGGGGCACGATTCACGGTGAATGTTGATCCTGGTACGAGGAACACAAACATTCCCTTACCATTCCAACCTGTCCTACCAACCTTTTTCCCCATCTTGAGTTGTTCAAGTGCCCAACCGAAATTTTCGCAAGGTGTCATAGTATCTCCTCTAATTGGGTGGCTAATCTCAATAATGCTTCCGCATGACAGCGTTTTGGTGTGCACCAACAGGCGAGGTTCGAACCTCGCAGCGGGTGTAACCACTCAGGGTCCACGGTCAGTCTCCATATTGCATATTCCTCAAACAACTCACACACTCGCTCCCGTTCTTTATCTGACTGATTCAGTATAACGAAGGGATTGCCCCATTGTGTTCCTCGATCCACACGTATATATTGCACACGCGCAATAGGTCGCCGTAGGTTATAGATAATCATGGTGCGTCGATAACTTTGTGGTCGGCTTCTGGTCGTGCTGCGGGGTTTCCGAATACTCGTAGCGTATAATACACAACATTAGCGCGAACCCAGGACATACCATCTTCGCGACAAATTCTATAGAGTTCTTTATCTGCTAACACTCGATACTCATTCTTATCAAGATGATTCCCTCGGATCAATTGATACAATGCATCATGCACAAGGCTACCGCGCATGAAGTCTTTGGTATCGATAGTGGGCCCACTAGGTCCATCCCATGCGTACCCCTTCTTAATGATCAACAGATTCGCGTCTCCTAACCATATATAATCTGTATCAATTTCTCGGGTCCGAACGGGGAGATCAGGCATTGTAACCGTACAGCTTTCGGCGAGCTGATACTTATACCCAGCGCTATATCTCATAGATTCACCATCTTTGCTATTTGAATGACCACCTTAAATGCGGCATTGATTTTCAACCTGAGTTCCAAGTCCTCCGACAAATCCATAACTTCCTTGAGTCGTTCTGCATCAATCATGAGGGTGACATATTCCTGTTCCGTGATCTTCTTCTGATCCAGTGCCGAGGCAATGGTATTGAGAAGTTCTCCTAGTTCTCGTACCCGAAGTTCGTCGTGTTGTAAAAGTGCATAGATACTCATCGTGGTTTACCTCCCACTGCTTTGGCCATTGAGGTGGACATCAGGTGAATCGCCCGTAGTCGAATATCACAAAATGCTTGGCTCACTTTAGGTGCATCATTCAACTCCTGAACCGTCTTATTCATCTGAGCAATACCCTCGTGGGTCAGATCATTCGCAGGAAGGAATTTGCTATAGTACAATGCGTGGGTGGTGATCTCAGAGAGTTTATCCCGCTGTTCAACACTACAATCACCCTTACTACTTAGGGCAGCAACGCTGACTAGATCATTGTACTCTGTATTGTCCCAGTGAGGCACAACGACATACCCACAACCCGATAGAAATAGAATTGAGGCTAGAATGAGTGCTCTCATAGTTGGCATACTCCTGTTGGACATTCCATGACGGCTTCCGTCCCTGTTTTGTGTGTTTCTTTGAAACGCATCTTGGCTTCCTTGAGAGGAATGGCGCTCAACGGGGGTTCCTCAACCGCACCCTCTGCGTTGACAAATCCTCGTGTCTTCTCCCGATAGAAGGTTGTACCCTTCAGGTGAGGCAGATACTCTAACCACAACTTTTCCATATCCTCTATAGGATAGTTATGCGGCATGTTTATCGTCTTACTGACTGCATTGTCTACATGCCTCTGAATAATACGCTGCACCTCAAGGTGATCGCGTACGGTCAGATCATGGGTACCCACAAAATGATCCACGCTTTTCTTTTCGAGCATGAACTTCTCAAAGAGGGGATGGAAGACCAACTCCATCTTTCGAACCTCACCATCCCAATATCGTCGCTCATAGGCTGGCGCAAACATAGGCTCGATGCCTGAACTACAATTCTCTGAGAGAATACTGACTGTGCCTGTAGGTGCTTGTGTAATGATGGCACAGTTGCGAATACCATGTTCTCGCACCAAGGATTGTGTCTTGGCTGGCATACGCTTCATGAATCCAGATTCAACATGCTTCAACGGGTGGCAGAGTGGGAATGCACCCTTTTCGATTGCCAAGAGCACAGAGGCTTCGTAGGCAGCTTTGCTAATAAAACGATACAGTTTATCGATAAACTTGTTCCCCTCTTCCGAACCATAACGGTGCCCCAGGAGTGCGAGTGTATCAGCGAGCGCCGTGGTCCCCAATCCAATACGTCTGAGGTTGCTCGATTTTATTTTCATCTCACTGAGAGGAAAATGATTCACACTTAGCACATTATCCAAGAATCGCACCGCCAAGCGAATCGTATCTCCAAGTGCAGGGTAGTTGATACCATCAGGAGTCACAAACCGAGACAACACGAGATGCCCCAGGCAACAGGGTTCCATGGAGGCGAGTGCCAATTCCCCGCAAGGATTCGTGGTCACCAACTCCTCTATGTAATAAATGTTACTATCATGTTCAACCAACTCCCAATTCAAGAAACCCGGCTCGGCTGAATTATACGCATTCTCGACGATGGTATCCCACAACACACGCGCCTTGATGAACCGTTTGTACTTGCCCTTCCAATGCAATTCAATTTCTCCATCGTCCTTGATGGCTTTGATGAATGCTTTGGTGTGTCGGGATTTCACAGACACATTCGCGTGGTTGAGTTCACCTTTGATAAGTTTCGCAGAGAGGAATTCTTCAATGTCTGGGTGGGATAGATCGAGTGAGAACATAAGGGCCACGCGGCGCTGTCCACCATTGCGTACTGACTTCGAACATGAATTGAGCATTCGCATAAGTTCGACGGCACCAGGAGCAAGTCCACGTTGACCTGCAATACTCGCGCCCTTGGGTCTCACGTCTGAGAAATCGTCGCCGCAACCCCCTCCTGTCATGGAGGTAACAATCATATCGTATGCGGATTTTCCCCAACCTTCTTTGCTGTCCTTGTTGGGGTCTAACACAAAGCAATTCAAAAGCTGAGGATTGGTCCGTCCTGAGTTCGTCCATATGCGTCCACCTGGAACGAATAGGTTCTTGGCGAGAACATCATAAAAACGATCCATATACATTTTTTGTTTGTCAGGGGTTTCGGCTATCGCCACCTGGTGAGCCACACGGAGACAGGCATCTTGCCAGGTTTCTGTTTCCGTGAAAGCGTATCTATCGCGGAAAATTGTCAACGAGAACCCTTTAGGTTCGTAAAAAGGTACGTTCATGTTTTGTATCCTATTTCTTTGTTGATTGAACTTCTTCCAATGCGGCGACCGTCGCCACCTGGTGAGCGACACGGAGACAGGCATCTTGCCAGGTTTCTGTTTCCGTGAAAGCGTATCTATCGCGGAAAATTTTCAACGAGAACCCTTTAGGTGCGTCCATGTTTTGTATCCTATTTCTTTGTTGATTGAACTTCTTCCCATGCGGCGACCGCAATAGGACAGACAGGTCGAACGAGTTCTAAGATTGCAATAGCGTATACACGAATCTCATACTGGGCATGGGAATGCATTCTCAGGCCTAGGAAATGAAACAAGTTGTGTAAGTTTACCGATGCAAACATCTGTGAGTATGTAGCTACGGGTAATACTGAGCGGGCGAGTTCACGAGGGCAACCTTCTGCAAGCATGGTATGATAGGCTTTGAATGCTATGGTATTAGTGGAACGCATGAGGTCCCGCATCGACTCTGCATGTGGATTCACTTCATCAGTACGCATCTGTTTGTTGCTAGCGGACTGAGTGGTGATCTGGTCCGCCTCGGGTACATAAAACTCTTCGGGAAGTTCTGTGTAACGTGCAGACATTTCATTGTATGCCCAGGTGCGGTGACGATGCCACTGCCTGAACACAAAGATGGGAGCCTTGACATCGAATGTGAATGTGACAGACTCAAGTGGGGTGGAATGACGATTCTTGATAAGGTATTGAATCAGCTTGGCATCTTTTCCAGCATCCTCGCCTGTGCGCCACGCCGCGTCGTAGCTGACTCGGGCTGAGCGAACAATCGACAAGTCCGATCCCATATGATCCACCAGACGCACATGACCGTAATCCAAAACCTTCACTTCATCCATAACATAACTCTCCTATTGTTGGGGGTTTTCTTCCAGCGCGTCAATTCTGCAAGTGCGGTTAGTCCTGTGAATGTATTCCTATATATGATTTCTTGTATGCTCTCGGGAGAATGCCCCGATAAAACCATGCCATTGATATCTTTCTCTACCAACCATTCAGGCCATACCACAACTTTGTGACCTAGGTTTATCGCTCGTGTCATCTGTAGGACAATTTCGGGGCTACGACGTTCATTGTCGTACAGCAAAACAATCTGAGTTGCCGACAGTCGACCGGCTGTCAGTATGAGGTTTGAATCACACGAGGCAACCGTGTTTCCCAGGAACAGACTATCAAGGGGACCTTCGACTATTTGTACAGGTTTGTTCTGATCCACCCGCTCAAGTCCATACACCAGTTTGCTCTCATCGGTAGTCGTTCGAATGGTCACATAACGTAAGGCAGAGTCCTCTAAAGCACGTCCAGAAACGGCACAAACGGCTCCAAATTGATCATAGACCATGATACAGAGTCTGGGCTCATCTTTGATCTTTTTGTCATAGTGTGGTGCGATTTCCGAGATGAATTTGTTGTAGTTCTTAGCATAGTACAACTTACCCCAAAACTGCTTCGGTATCTGTCGGCTCTTGACATACTGACTACAAAAATGTTCCTCCGGAAGATCGCTCACCTTTTCGGCATGTTCGTAGATAACCGCCTCTACGGTACCGAAACGCATCTGTTGGGTCACAGTGGCTTTACCAGCAAAGAATCCAGGTTCGCCTATCAGCTTCTTCGTTCGTGGTGTGTGGTTGTCCACGAAGGTTTCGAGTAGATATTCTTTATACAAATCAACGCTGAGGTGCTTAATGAGTGCCCCAAGCCATAGCGGGGCGCATCCGTTCCAACACTTGAATGCGAGCCTTTGTTTATCGCGGTAGATATACCCTCGTGTCTTGGTCTTTTTTGTTTGTGAGTCACCACAGATAGGACACCTGAAATTGAAGAGATAATCACCTTTCCTAGTGAATCGTTCAAGATGGCAGGATATCAAATGGGTATACTTCAGGTCAATATGTAACATAGAAAAGGATTATACACGAACGGGGGGAGAATTGCAAGCAGAATTAGTTGATACCGAAGAGACTGAGGAGTGCGGGCCATTTCAAATGCGAGATTACCCATCCGACAACAATAGCGCCACCGAAGATCATATACTGCCACTTCTTCAATTGTTCAAGGGTCTTTTTTGCATCATTCTCTGTGGTGGTTGTGGTGACCGAACTCAACCGATGATCATCAATTCGACGTTCCAACTCTTTGACATCTTCGGTGGTGTTCTCGTGCTTCAAATCATGGACCGCAATGATCTTTACCAAATTGGCATTCATCTCTTCAATTTTCTCTACCGCCTCACTGAGTTTGTCAATAACCTTTGCAGACAGGACTATATCGTGTTCAATGAGTGCCACAGTTAATCGTAGGTCAGTGAATGCGACTTGACATTCTGGTAGGACATCACCCCTTATACTCGACATTATTTGTCCATCTTTTCGTTTGTGAGTATGGCGATTCGTTGGTCCTTGTTCCTTGAACCTTGCGAAGAACCAAAGTAATAGGCAAGCACCATTGCCAACGCAGCATCAAGCGTTCCCAATGAACGCATGGCAAAGTCTCTCATGGTGGGTTCGACTATATGACCCCCAAAAATGAAGTATTGCACCCCGATGAACAGACCTAGGATAAGACCCGCAAGAATTCGTGGGGTCCAATCATTCGTGTCGATTTCCCTCTGTCGGGCTGAGCTACGATCCTCGATGTCCAACTTCAACAGATCAACATCTAATCGCTTTAGGTCGGTGATAAACTTGGCTTCCACTTCCTTCAGCAACAACAATTGCTCAGGCGTGGCGCCTGCCACGGCTCTCATCAAATCATCTGAAGACGTATCAGGAGCAAGTCCCAATGCATTGATCATGGCCGAGGTAGCCATACCGGCGAACGGACCACCCATAGCTGTAGCGACTGTTGGGGCAAGTGACGCGAGGATACCACCTGCTGACTTTAGAAAATCCATCATGTTATTGTCCTGTCCTAACAGTCTTCGGTGTATCGATCTGCGCCACTAATTTTCGTCGTGCAAGAAGTTCCTTTGCGGTTGCGGTCACACTCGTTGACGCCAGTTTCTTTCGCACATCAACTGCGGGGTCTGTGATTTCTTCTCTGAGTTGCTTGAAGCGTTTCAACATCGGCCTCATGATTGGAGATTTCTTTTTCTTCGTGACACCAGGTTCACCATCTGGTCCTATCCCAATACCAGCGATAGCACCCGATCCTGCTGAATTGATCACACCCTCTTCTTTGAGAGTTGTGTGGTATTCAGGAGTACCTCCATTTTTCATTTTTTTACGCAAAGTCTCAATCTGCTTCTGTATCTCTTGCTGCTTTGGTGATGAAGGAAATGCTCGCAATGCCATATTGCCCAATTTGAGTAATTTCAAAGCGTCGGAATCGGACTCTTTTATCTTTGCTTCTGCCATGTTGATAGGTCCAGATGGGCGAGTGACATCAGGGAAGGTTGCGCCTTGTGAATCCCCTAATGAGTCGGGAGGTGGAACTGCTGTGACAGCACCTTCAAACATCTCTGGGTGCAGCTTATTGTAATCGCGCATCAGCATACCAGCAACCGCGTTTGCCTCATACTCTAGTTCCTCCAAGGTCATCTCATTCTCACCCTCAGACAACTGCTTGTGATGAACGAGTTCGTGACCCAGGGTTCTCAAGATATCTGAAATGTGTCTACCCTCGGTGGCAACAATGATGCCTTCTTCCGATGGACTGTAAGAACCAAACGAGGTTCCACCGGTGTTCTCCACGAATGTAAAGGACGGTTGAGTAGAAATTTCTAGACGTTCACAGGCAAAGAGTGTGAAGTCATGCAAGAGTTCGTCTTGAAATTCTGTGGTGCATTCGATAAGTAACTGCATTAGTGACCCCTAATAATTTTATCTTCAAGTCGATTGATTCTCGCGGTCAGTTCCTTGTTCTTTTCTTCAAGGTCTGCCAAGCTATCTTTCAAATGGTAGACTTCTGTATGGTTGAGCCCCATCTGAACCGCATACCCTTTGATTTGTTCATCGCGGTTCGATTTGGCGGCTAAGAGATTGCCTGTGGCATCTGCATATAGCCCATAGAGCATAATGATAAGCACGATATACTCAAGAACCCTGAATAGCGCACTCTTACCAAGACTAGGATTACCAAGACTAGGATCGAGTTTTTGGAGAAGTGCTAGTACTGCATTCATGGAGTCTTGATTTTCCTCAGTGCCTCGACAATAACAGGGTCGATTTGCAAGTTCGATGAAAGTATGGTTGTGCCACGAATGCCTGGAACATTTTCGGGCATGTAATTCAGAAATACCAGGAACGTCTTGAGTATCGCTTGATCCTCGACACGCACATGATAGAACAGTAATCTAGTCGCTGCGGGGAGTCCGAAAATGTTATACAAGATAACAATGTGATTCAGAATCAGCCGTTCGCGTAACTCTCCATATTGATGATACCGACGGAAGAGACGCCTTACATAACTCAAGTGCTTCAAATCTTCCTGAAGTTCACTCTTGATATAGGTTGGCTTGTCGTAAGATTTTACTGCATAGATCGCCACGGTATCGGGATTCAAATCAATCATAATAAATTACCCATTTAGATTATTGCTCGTCTATCTCAGCCTCGTCCCAAATTCCTTCAAGTTCATCTGCGGTAGCAATTTCAGCCAGGACATCGTAACTGAATTGGAGTTCGTCTTGTGCAAATACAAAATACAAATACACAATCTCTTCGATGTTCTCAGATGAGACAAGAGGGAGGAGGATCTCCCCATCAGTGTCTTGGAATTCTGTTGCATAGAGAGAGACTGGTGGAATGTGAAGACCTTCAGCCTGTAGGAACTGCCTCACTTGTTCGTAGGTAACCGCGGGATGAACCACCACTTCATCTGTGATATCAGACAAGTGCTCATTCAAATCATCGCGAGTCATGGGATCAGACAGAACAAGTTTGGTGGGGTCCCAGTTTATCGCTGGAACCCCTTCCATACATTCTCTTAGATAATCACGAAAAGAATCCATTAGCCACCAACAATCACATCGTCGGTGTTAGCATCGCGGCTCATAGAACCAGAAGCCACGAGGGTGATATATGATCGGCGACCAATACGTCCACCTGGTACGACTGTGAGTGTCGCTGGTGTGGTGTAGGCTGCAACCGCGTTAGCAGTTGGTGCTACGTTGTAATTGGCTCCGGGTGAGTTGATAGTGATGGTGGTGATCACACCAGCCACGACGTTGTAGGTTGCGTTAGCCCCCGAACCAGCCCCACCACCCGCGAAGGTAAGGAAACCAGCGCCGTTGGTATAACCAGTACCACCAGAGGTCAAGACCGCTGACACATATCCTGTTCCAACTTTGCGCTCGACCCAACCTGAATGGGTTGTTCTTCGTCCTTCGAATGTGACGTTGGCTTGTTCGTTCACGTCCACGCCAAACACACCGATAGCGCTATTGCTTGCGACAGCACCGACGGTGACGTTCTGGTATGCAATCTGTGAGTTTTGCGACCTACGGTTACCCTGTCCGTTGTCAATAGAAAGAAACTTTGGGGCCCCTGCTGCGCCGTCTGTCATTGTCCATAATGGCATGGTATTTCTCCTTGTTAGTGATAACCTAATTCCTTCAGTCTCAAAATCGTAACTTTCGCACTCACATGATGAATTCCAATCCCACCGGCGGCCTCAAACTCATTGATATTCTGAACATGGTCGTCGATGAGAATGTTCCGCACCTTTCCATTTCGTGCGAAGTCTCGTTTGCGTTCTCGTTCTACTATATGGATGTTTCTCTGAGGGATCGTCGGGATATTCTTCCTGTACCACGCCCGCTTTCCTCTGTCAATGTCCTGCCATTCAAACACCCACGGAAAACTAGGGACCGCAGTGAGAATGTGGGGATGATACTTGGCAATATACCCCCAGTACATATGCAGGTCAGGCATTGGGGGTAAGGTTTCCCAAAAGTCATTCACCGCATTTAATTTCTCCCCATTCTTGGCTCGTGCCTTATTGTCGAACCGGTGCCCAAGAACCTTCTCCGACCCCGCAGAAAAATCACAAATGACTCCATCAGAGTCAGAATATATGATAGCATCAGGGTTGCGAAGCATAGGGGTATCCATTCCTTCGAGTGTTATGATGCTATTTATGTATCGGAAAAGTTACCGCCTAGGGATTGCAGTATCAGGCATCCTCGATAATGACGTGAAAGTAGGATCTGCCTGAAACTTATCGTCTACCCCAGAACCCTTGACTTCTTGTTTCTTCTTCCCACCTTCAGGGGTAGGGGTATTATCCTTCTTGGCGGTTGGGGCTGGGGCACCAGGAACTTCCTTGGTTTGATCATTTGCACCTTCAGTGGGGAGGTTCTGGGCAGACATCTTATCCTTGGCTGCTTGGAAAATCTCTTGGATTGTCTTGCGATTGATACCCGTACCTGTCTTAGGCTTCATCTCGTTTGCACTTTTCTTGGGCATTGGCTTTTCTTCGCGGCCAGCTAACAAGGTCGAATCTTCCATATGTCGCGAGACATCTTCAGGTTTTGCTTGGGCCGCGCCCAACTTATAACGATTTTTAGACACATGGATATCAGGCTTGATATTGAGATGTCCCGTTGAATGCACATGAATGACTGTATGCACGATACCTTTATGAGGACCAATGTTCGGCTTTACCTTGTCTCCCACCTTATATCCTTCAGCTTTGTTGAGCATGGAATTCTCCTTCAAACTCTCTTCTAGTTTCGCCTTACTTAACTTCGTGTAATACTCAGGGTTCTCTCCCAGATGATCCAAGGCAATTTCACGCGCCTGCCTCAAATTTGAGGTATGCTCTTTCTCAACCTCTGTACCCTTTGCGAGCTGGGCCCGAATGTCTTCAACTGACACTTCATGTTTCTTGGCAATGGCTTCGGGGGAAGACGTAGGAACATCCAACACAGACTCAAGTAGAGCTGATTCACGATAGAGATTCCAAGTTGATTCTTCCTTCAGAGGCAATGGTCGATAACCATAACCACGCTTTGGCTTTGGGATCTTGATCGAATAACTTGGCGCACCAGTCTTGGGCTTGGGTTTCTTCTCGGCTTCAACACGCGGATCGTCCAAGTGCGAGGGCAACCGTGAAGACATGGCATCCCCATATTTTGATTCCTTGAGTTCTTTGAATTTCTTCATGTCAATCCCCGCTCAATAGTCGCCTGACTGCGGCTAAAGTTACTCTTGGTTGAACTTCTTCTTCTACACTCTTCTTCTTGTTGCGTTGCTTCTTCACCGTGATGTTTGGGTGATAACCATCGTGATCTACTAGGGACTTCTTGACGCTCTCCGGTTCCTCATGTGACCCGTAGAAAATTGTGTCGATATGCTTACCCGCGTGGTGTACATCATAAGCATGGAGTTCTTCAGTCAACTTCTTCTTGTTGAGTTCGTCTGCGAAGAACTTTGCTTGTGCTTGATCGGCATCTGTGCCCCAATTTGTGGGGTGGCCATCAAGAATGTAGTAGTCCTCTGTTTCAGCAATGACATTATATGCTACACCATTAGCTTCGAGCTGTACTTGTTTCATCATATTCTCCTTGTTCATCCAATCCCTAACGATCTTCGGTTTTAGTTAACTAAGACTGCGCGAGTATCCGACATTTTACTGAGTTCTTTCTGGGTAATTCTTTTAGGATTGCCAACCTTAATAGGCTTGGTATACCTGAGACCATTTTTAAACATAATTAGTACACAGAACTTAGCGCTAGTGTTTACTAACAAAGCAAGATCGTCCCCAATTCTAAAATTCTGGCCTACTTTATATGTCACCTCCTCTACTACGATCACTGCCGACTTAGGTACTGCGACATGTCCAAAATGCTTGGCGAGGTGCACAATATTTGCGGTATGGCTATTCTCATTACGATGATAGGTGCCCATGAAGGACTCACCCAACTCGGTCAACGCACGGTCTAACCCTTCACCACGGTTCTTTTCTTTTCTCTGGTGTTTCTTTGCTTCATCTTCGGAACTTTTCACCAACCATGGGTGCTTGTAGTTCTTTGATGCATAGTGTGCAACCATTCCCGATTGGTGTCCAAGGTCGCCGTATGCCTTACGGATATACTTCTTCAGGGTTGGCTTGCTCAATTCGTCAAGCTGTTCAACCTCTTTGTTCTTTTCAGTGAAGACTAATAGACTATCGATTGGTCTCTTTGACCCATCTTCTTGCACGGTGACCTCTTCCGCGAATTGTGCGTGTTCATGATCGTGAATTTGCTTCTTTGACCAACCCATCTTGGCAAGGTGTGCTCTGGCTTCATCCTTGGTTTGTCCACCCATGATACTCACACCCACATCATTCATGCGAAGTGTTTTCTTGGCAATAGCTGTCTGGTGATGATGGGCAACATCGCCTCTTATGGGTCGTCCTTCGTTGAGCATATCAGTCTCCTTAATATATCCGCGCTTTCGGGCAAAGGCTAAGGTTGCCGCTTTACGGCTCGCCTCAAGATCCTGTGCTGCGGATTCTGGTTCTGGTTTCTTTGCAACTTTCCTGTCAGTACTCTTCATACCTAAGCGTAGAGCAAGTTGTTTTTCCTCTTTGAGCTTACCCTTGAGCGAGTGTGCGTTCTCCCACTCCTCATTCACTTCTGGTGTTTCCTCCGAAGCCCTGGGTCCACGCATAGGGAGCCACGATTCTTTTTTCATGGAAACTTCTTGCCCACCATGAATATCCTTGATATGTGAATGGACTCTGGCTGCTTCTTCGGGGGTCAATGAGGCATTGTTGTGTTGCACATACCCAGGCGACACCACGATTGCATGTCTTATGGATTTCTTTGAACCACCCGACTCATAGGAATGGGGAACCACATAGCTCTTGCCATTGATCTGACCTGTATAATGAAGGTCTGTCTTTGTGGCACGTTGGAATTTTGGGACAAATTCCTCAGCAAGTTCTTTGAAGGATCGCATTACTTGTTTCCCCTCAACACTTGCTTGAGTGTTTTCTTTGGAACACTCGTAGAGAGTCCACCCTTGCTCATATCGTTGGTTTCAGAGGGACCACCACCCAGGATAGGTCCCCCTGTTTCCATCGTATCGACTACCGGCGAACTTTCTTGGATTTCTTTGGAACTTGAAACGACCAATCCTTGTCGAAATCTGTGAAAGTCTTTTGGACCTTGCGAACCTTCTTGGCTGGTTTCTTCTTGGACTTCTTCTTGACAGTCTGCAAGGTCAACGAAACCGCTGTGGTTGGCCAAGTTAGATCGATCTCCTCTATGTCCTTGAAAGGCGTCACTGAAGTATTGTTTGGCATCAATTTCTCTAACCATTTCAGTAGTCCCATGATCCATATCCTCCATAAAAAGTTCTGTGAATTCTTCGTTGAGTTTCTTCGCTTCTGATTTTGTATTGTTCAAGTCGTGAACTGTCTCTACCTTCTTCACTGGGGGCTTGAGGGCCTTCTGCTTTTCAATCAAACGATCATGTAAGGTATAGTGAGTCACACGACCATCTTTACCATATCGCCCATGACCCATGTATTTGAGTCCAAGCCCATCAGCTTCGCGCTTTGCTCTTGACTCTGGATGGGGAGGAATGACATTCGCTTGTTGCTTGGTATTGCCCACAGGCATCTTTGCCAACTTACCCATATTGGTATGAATCCACTGTTGGGCTTGGGCAGACTTTACTGGTGTCTGGGCGAACTTACGAACAGTCTTATGTAGACCATCCAGTTCAGCACTCTTCTGTGAGTGAACCTCAGGGTCCGTGTTGTGCCTCAAGTCCTCATCGTTATTGAATTCGTGGTAGTGTTCTCCCCCGAATAGCTCGGCAAATTTGACTCGTGCATCTTGCGCTTCGCGCCATTTCTCAGAACGGATTTTCTCAGGGATCATACGACCGCCGCGCTGTCCTCGTTCCACGTTGCGGTTACGGCTGACATTATCTGAGGCGTCCACGAAGATCATCTTATTATCATAGCCTAGCTCTGATAGCATATCCTTGAGCTTCTTTAATTTGACATGAGAGGCGCCTGTGCTGTTGATGATCAACCCATTGCGACCGTGGATGGCGAGGCGCTGGCGAAGTTCAGTCATAGACTTTGCTCTGTCACGGACCACATTACGGCGTTCCTGTTCATGCTCAGGCATTTTCTTATCGAGTGAGGCTTTGGCCATCAGATGCTCAAGGGCTTTGTCAGAATTGATTTCCGTAAAACCATGTCCCTCAAGTGCTTTCTTCAGGACGAAATCTTTTCCTGATCCTGGGGCTCCTGCCAAGAAGACGGCTTTGAAAATACTAGCATCATGGACACCTTCGGAGAGGTAGTCCATATTGTCAGTTTCTTCTTTCAAGGATTGACCCTTTCGAACTTCATCATAGAGTTCCTTGGCATGTTCATGTTTGACATGGCTCGGAACACCTTTTTTGAATTCTGCAAAATTCCCTTTAGTAGCATGATCGCGCATTTTGCTCGCAGACATACCTTCTGTGCCTTTGGCGTTGTCATCCCGCTTTCCAGCAGAATGTACGGTGATGGACTTGAACTTATAGCCATTGCCATCTTTATCAAAATGACCGTTGTACTTGTTTAAAGAATCCTGGAAGTGTTTGACTCGATCATCGCCAGCGACGACATGGAGGTGGAGTACACCCTCTTTGTGTGCATTGGCTGCATGATGGAAAATTGTCGGTAGTTGTTTGTCGGCAGCGACGATGTTGGTCTTAGGAAAGAAACGCTGGGCGTGTTTGATCTTTTGACCTTGCGAGAGTGGATTCTTCTTGGGGTCTACAGAATTACTGAGGACAACCGAATGGGTTGCCTTGTGTGTTTGGGCAATTTCGTGAACTTTATCAACAAGTTTTGCGTGACCTGTGGTGGGCGGGTTGAGTCGCCCATAGGCGAGCACCGCATGTTTTTCTGTGGCTTCAGTTATTTCGAGAAAAGAACGCATGAATAGCACCCTCTACAGGTGGAAGTTATTGTTTCCGATCAACTATTTATACGTCTTTTGATTTGTCCTACAGAATCAGAACAAACTCCCGTCACCTGAAAGTGGTTTATGTACTTCGGAAGATCCTCTAGCTTCATCCATTGCTCAGGAAGAACAATGACTGCATGGGAACCATAAGGACTCTTTTCTGGATAACACCAAATATCATACCAACTTGTGAGGGCGTAGTCATCTGTCTGGTGGAAAAAGAATCGGCACTCTGGTGCATACTCTCTCATGAGGTACAAGGCTCTGGCATTCTTACAATGCACCCAGAGATATTGAATCCGCGTTACCAAGAAGTCAAAGTTGATATGATGTGTGGGGCTATCGTGGCCCAACCACAATCCAAATTGACCTTCTTTACCCCACACATCCACCTCGACATCATAGCCAAGGCGGATTGCGAGGTCGATATAGTCAAGCGTGTTCTCTTTTTCTCTGTTGATGCCTTCGACGTTGCCCCTATGGGCGATCAGCCTTACAGGGGTTTCTGACATCGGACCCAGATCCATTGTGGGTGTAAGTCATGGCAAGGTTCAGTGAACACATGCACAAACCCGGTGAACCCATTATCCTCAATGTCCTTCTGAAGATCCTCAACTCGCTCAACGCGCACATCAGGGTTATCGGTTCCATCGTAACCGTGGAAGTAATCGACAGAGTGATTGTGTCCAGGACCATAGCCCATCTGGAAGGTGAAAAATCCACCCGGCTTCAGGACGCGCAAGAATTCCTTATAGAGGTCCAATCTCCATTCACGACAGGAAATGTGCTGCATACAGATCAACGAGAATACCACATCATAGGTTTCATTCTCAACCTGTGGCAAGGAGTGTCCATCAGTGAGGTAGAGCAATGGAACTGGAACACCAGCGGCACCCAAATTCAAAGGCACCTTCGAAAGAATGCCAGGCGAACGATCTGCTCCGTCGATTCGTGCAAACCAACCATTGAACTTGATAAGGTTTCTTCCAGGACCACACCCATACTCTAAAGCGAGGGTGTTCTGCTTGACGGGGATACCTCTGAACAACAATTCCTCGTTCTTATCGGCATTGTGTTCATTGTACCATCCCACAACTGGCTCTCTGTTTTCCAGGGTCCACTGTGCGGCTTCACGTTCCAACAATTTCAAAAAGTGTTCTGACATCAATCCCTCCAATATATAATATCGATCTCGGAATTATCCTGGTGCACATAATCAACTCTGTGCTTGAACCCCACACTATCAAGGAACGCCATCATACTCACATAGGTGTTGTCAACATCAGTTATGTAGACAGGCACCTGATACGTCACTTCGCAACGGCCGCGCCGGAGATTCTGAATCCTGTCGCCCATACTCTTGAGTGCCAAGAGGTCATTGCCTTGACAGTCGGACCACATGTAGTCAATGTGATCAATATTATATAGGTCTAACAATGTGGCGAAGTTGATGGTGTGGACAGTGATCTGTCCTGTCATACCCTTCTGGTATTGCCAATGCTTTTGCAGCGGGGTGTTGAGGAGGTTGGGGTGGAGTGGGTAGAGGCTGTTGATACCACGCTCATGCTCCATGATATTGAAGGTCTTGATTGCATCCTCGGTGTGGACCGCGAAGGGCCACAGAATGACACGAAGATCACCTGAGAATCGCTGTACGAGGCGAGAGAACAATACTGGGTCCGGTTCTGCTGCATACAACCTATCGGGATTATGTTCGGCGAGTAACCTTGCAGTGTCATCGCCATTGTTTGCACCGAGTTCCACAACGATTTTCATAATTTATTCTCCCCATGTCCAAGAAGTTTTTCCAACGTAAAACGAGCAATTGACTTAGAGAGTTCTTCAGAGCATAATGGTGTCAATTCCTCTACCACATCTTCGCCCATGGGGTCGGTTAAAATCCCACCCTCACGGTCTCCAAAATCGAATCTCAGTTCTGCCCGATTCGGTAGACGAGTTATACTCACACTCAAACCCGTTATTGCGCAAAAATTCTGGTACAAGACTTTGGGCATAACCTTCGAATCCCCTCATCGTATAGACACACACTCGACCGCGTTGCACCCGATCAACCATGCTTCCAAGACTCTCAAGACACATCTCATCCCTGAAGGGTGCATCGATTCGAAGATAATCGATTTTCTCAATCGAGTATAATCTCATGAAGGTATCGAGTCGTATTGTCCAGACCATCCTAAATGCAGCACCTGGTTGCCCCCAAGGTGGTTGTAGAGTACTCTGACCATCGGGCTGTTCAAACAATGGCTCTTGGTTATCTCCAATATCCACAGCGAACGGAAGAACAGTGAGCCTAGAATAGGACTGCGACTTTACATACAACTCTTGAAAGTTATTGACATCAGGTTCGAACGCATACACCAATGCCTCAGCATCAGTGAGGAAGTTGAATGTTTCAATTCCCTTATGGGCGCCAACCTCTACGATAGTTGTCACGTTCATGCATCCTTTGTGATCATCCAAAACCGTCGCTGCCCCTGTCGGAAGACTCCGCTGTTTGTTTCTAACCAATCATAATAATGTGTGCCATGTGAGGAGCCGGCAGGAATATTCAAACTGGACGCATCGTAACGGGTCCAGCTTGCGCCGAGTGATTCAACGTGTGCCTGAAGATTGTTGGCTGACATAACCGTTCCAATGCGATTCACGGCATGGTCATATTGATCCATCTCATTTTTCTTCTGTTCATAGGTAGGATCTGACAAATCAATGATCTCTGTTTCAAGGCACACCCTGGGGGCAACCAGAAAACAATGTTCCAAATCCTGTTTCCAGTTGTCTAGGTGATAGAGCAATCCCCAATGAACGATCAAGTCGAAATTTCCTGGGACAGTCCATGCAGTGTCGTGGTCCACAAGATAGGCTTCGTATCCGTCCCCTATGAGGAAGTCCACAAAGAATTGGCGACCATCGGTAAATGCGACCTGAGCACCCAACTTCTCAATGAGTCTACCGTTGTTGCCATGTCCACACCCCACATCGAGGACACGCTTGCCTGGAAACCAGCCTGCGCCTAGCGCAACAGTCAACGCTTCGACCCGGGCCCGGTTCCACTCATCCATCATCCCATGCTGAAAAAATTCATCTTTTGTTCTCAACGCATACTCCTTTCGTATCGGATATCATAAGCTGTGATACCATACTTAGTAGTCGCCCACGGGTACCAATCTATCTCTTCAATGTTTGGAAGATAGGTTGTGGTGACTGGTGTATTGTTATTGAGCACATGTCCCCATTTTTCCTTGAAAAAGGATTGGGCGCCCAAGAGGACACGATTCTTTTCCTGGGTCTTGATTCTCTCCATGTGCCAATGCACATTCTCATAATTGGCATCACACGCCTTACTCTGGAGCTCGGTGCGAATAGCACTCCTCACCCCTATAGGATTGTGTATGTGACCCCAATCATGGGTGTCTTCGATACTCATCCGTGTTCTGTCATACCCAGAATGGAATACCCGTTTCATGAAGTCGGCATCCCCGCAATACGGAGAGGAGAATCGCTCATCCCACCAACCAGACTTCTTGAGGACATCGAGAGTGAGATAGTAGAACTGATCACCCGCTGGTCCCCAAATGAAATCATATTGCTTTCTCCATTCCCTCAGCCAGGTGGCAAACTCAGGATGGACAAAGGTATCATCTTGTATGCAAGCAATACCCGCGGTCTCACTCTTCTGTAGGGCTTTCAGAAATACACTGTTCCAACTTCTCGCATTCCAGCAATTCGACTCATCGGTGTTCAAGCTGTTGACTACCGTTCGATCCAAGTAACTCTTCGACTCATCGGTGTATTCTACAACAGAATGGTTGGACATCACATTCGAACGAATGCCTTGACGCCCCAGACCTGTCACAAGACGATTGAGTGCTACTGGTCGATTGAAGGTGAGAATCCAAACTGACACATCATCCATTGATCAAACCCCACTTCTTGATTGCTTCATCATACTCTGTACCATATGTATGATCGATTGCTTGGCGCATAGCTTTGCATCCCGCGGTCGTGCCGCGCGGATGTCCGTGTATTGCTCCACCAGTATTAGCCAAGTAATCATTTCCCACATGCTCGGTAATATGGTTGACCAAGCCGGCGTGCATACCACAGGAAAGTCCTGGAATGACATTGTTTGTTTGCAGCATTTTCATTAGAATATTGAGTTGTGTTTCTTCATCGGATAGATAGCCGCCATACATGCCCGCATGAAGGGAGTCAACGCCGGCAAGTGCAGCCAATTGGCACATCACATACCAGCTAATTCCAAACGCATTAGCATGGTGCGTGATAGCCTTATCACCACTCTTCTGATAGTGTAGGTATATAGGGAGGTCAAGTCGGCGTATGGAATGATACACACCAAGACCACTCCAAAAATTGATATGGACTCCATTGCCACCTTCAGAAGCAATGAATTTTACGCGACTTTCTATTACATGAGGATCTCCGTTGATTGAAAAGCAATACTTGACTGCTCTGCCACAGTTCTGAATGTAGTTGGAAATCAGGGGTACCCTATCAGCTAAACTACAGAACTGTGGGTTCGATAGAATCTCGTCTTCCTTGATGAAATCTACACCACCGTCAACCATTTGCTTGACCATCTCAAGTAATCGCGCAGGAGAGAGTCCCGTTTTCGGCTTGACAATTCCCCCCATAAATGGCTTATCGAATTGCTGATTGAATGCGCGTAACCCTGAGATACCATATTTTGGGGTATGGAAATGCTTGCGTACTGACTGAGGAATTTTCAGGTCGATGACCCGTGAACGAGTGATATGGTCGATGTCTGCTTGACCACCAGAAATCTGACACATCAAATGGGCAATGCCATCGCCATCCCAATCTGTGTTCTCAACAGCGAATGCAATGTCAACGAAACCCTCCTTGGCATCTTCCAGCGTGGTTGACAACACCAAACACGAGTGTCGTTCAAACATCTCATCTGTTTCCCATGAATTGCGCTCATTGGGATTCCCCATACTCTGACCAATGGCTAGATCGTATGCCGCCTTCTTCAGGCTGATCGTACTGGACATGTGATAGGTGACAATGAGATATTTCTCTGGATCGACGGATTCGCGAAATGGATCAAACATTATATTTGTCTCCTATTATGGAAGGGACTTTCACAACAACAATGGTGGTATCCTCGTGGACATCACAATCACTCACTTCATCTTTCTCGAAAATAAAGATATCCCCAGGCACTAACAAACGACCATTGCAGGTCATCGAGCCGACCACAAACACGTTCATCTCTTCTACGAGATGATGATAGTGCAATGGTATGTAGGCACCTTTCTTGTGGTGCATGACGGAGATCTCAAAGTCCTTGGTTCGAAGTAATGAAGGTTCGAAGTCACCGATGATCCACCCATTCTTGAAGCGTTCAATCCTATCCATTCTCATGTGGTGTGATTCCTCAAATAATAATCCAGGTCCGTTGGGGTACCCAGTGACCACATTCTCTCGACGTTCTTTACACGAATCTTTGCACCGTTCTGAATGGCTTCATTATACACAGGGCACACATAGAATTCATTGTTGACGCGAATGTTCTTTTGAATCATCTGTTCGGCACAATTCACATAATCCGCACCGTGAGCCCAATAGTACAATCCAACGGTCGCATTATCAGAGATAACTTTCTTCTCTGCAACTTCACTCACAAATCCTTGGTCATCTACCTTGGCAAAAGAATACTGGGGATGGACAGACTTGAAGGTGATAATTCCCCCAGCAATACCATCAGCCGAAAACGCATACAAACACTCATTCGAATTCCACTCAACACATTGGTCGGAATTGGCAATGAGAATCGGGTTCTCGTTATTGATCAAATCTTTAGCCTTCAGGACCGTGCAAGCTGCACCCTCTGTGACACCATCCACCTGTACGATATCACACCCTGGGGAAATCATGTTGAGCATGTAGCGCAACTGATATTTCTCATAATGATCCTTCTGTACTATGAATATGTAGTGTGCATCAATATTGAGGCTTTCCTTCACGACTTGGATCATGGGGCGTCCATTGACCTCAATGAGAGGTTTTGGGAAGGTGTACCCAGCAACAGCAAAGCGTGAACCGTGACCTGCCATAGGCACAACCACATTCAACTTCTTATCGCGCCAAGGAACAGAGGTCCGAACCACACCCCTGAAGTAGTCTACGATTGACTCCCCAAGTTCAATGGTCACATCTGAAGAGTTTGACACTGGGATGAGGTGGGCACCTGACGCCAGAGCACCTTCCCTACCGATGTGACTATCTTCAACAATAACGGTGTTGTATACGTCCGTCCTCATGGCGACCATACACTTCCAATACATTTCAGGAAAGGGTTTCGGATTCCCGACATCTTCATTACTGACAAAGTAGTTCACTTGTGGCATGACGCCGAGCTGGCATAATGCCAACACGAGTGTCTGTCGGATGCTATTGGTCGCCACAGCGATTCTGATACCCTGCATTTGAAGAAGGTGAAAAATCGTTTGGAGAGCTGGACTTGGTTTGATACCCTCATAGAGGTGGATCGTGTGTTGCTGTTTCGCTTTCCAGATTTGATCATAGGACGTTGCTGGCAATCCCTTCTCCTCAGTGAGGAGAAGAAGCTTCTTTGTTGTAGGCAAACCATCATACTTCGAAAGATGTTCCTCCCACGATATGACGGCCGCGGGGTAGATCTGTTCAATCGCTTGATTGAGCGCGGCGAAATGCAGCATTCGACTGTCGATCAACACACCGTCCAAATCAAAAATAACCAATTTATTTTTCATGTTGTGCTTTCCCCACTTGAGATTCGCTTCGTCCCCATACTGGCGCAAACCACTGAAGGAACATTACTAATGATGGTTGAGTGCGAGTGTGGATATCTGGGCACTCTTCTTTTGTGGGTTTAGGTGTTATCACGGTGTGCCTTATTGTGTCTCACGAATGCACCTGGATTGCATCGGATGATTGCCTTGTCCCTGATTCGCAAACTCCACTCAACATCTTCGGGTGAACCTGGGGGCATTGCTTCATTGATAGGATTGGCTCTGAGTAAGTCTCGCATCACAAGAAAATAACCACCACTGACATACTGATATTTAGTCTGATCCCAAACGTCATAGTCCAACGAATGATACCGCGGAAGTGTTGGATGATCCCACAGCACCCAGTCTGTGAAATGACGCTTGCCGTTTAGAAGGATTTGGGGGTTCGAACAAACATCCCACCCACCACCAAATTTCCTGTAGGCTTCGTACCACTCTGGATTGAAGAGGTAGTAGTCATGAAGCAAGACGAGTGTTTCATTCTCTGCCACCTTTGCTACAAGATTCTTCTTCCTGGGCAACCAACCATTCGAAAGAATAACCTTTGCCCCCAATCCATCCAAACTATCTGAGGAAGCATTATAGCTGCCAGCAATGATGATCTCAACCTTGGGAATTTCTAGAGCCTTGATCGATTGCACGACCTCTGACAACCTTGTGAGATTGTCCCCTATCGTCATAATTCCAAACGTCATCATGCAAGGACCACCAGAATATCATTGACAGTATGCTTCACAAGATGTGTAGAAATGACATATTTCTGTGCCTCAAGCAAGTGGGTTCCGTTGATAGACTTGAATGAACGAAGATACGCTTCCAATTCCCCTTGTGTGGTATAGGTCGAACCATATTCGCGCATAAGTTCAGCACCGGCGATATCGCGAGCGACCCATGGTGTCATGTTGAGCATCGACTCAAGCAAGACCAATCCAAAGCCTTCTGTGTAGCTGTTGAGTATGTACAAGTCGGCGTCTAGGAGCGCGTCAAGCATATCCTGTCGGCTATCGAACAGGAAAGGCTTCACAAATTCTGTCTCTTCTGGCATAAGGTTGTGCCGATTGTCGTATCCTGTGAGAACGAGGGTGACATCTTTACGACCAACCTTATTGAACGTATCAACCAATTCTCCAAACGCTTTGTTGGGCCAGTAACCACCAGAGGACAGGAACATATAGGGGGTGTTGATCCCATAGAGGCTGCGGAACCCCGGTCGACCAACAGAGGAAGCCCTATTGATACCATGTCTGACTCTCACGGCACGATCACCCGCTTTCCAATCTTGAACATGTCTCCAATCAGCCAATGTCGAGCATCCGAGATAAGCAGATCGATGGAGCGCACCGACACAGACCTGTGAATTTGAAGGTAGAATGAGCATATAGAGTACAGGACCACCGAGTTCTTCGGCGCGTTCCAACACAAAATTCTGGACACCAACATCTCCGCCATGAACCACGATCAAATCCCACTTGTCCTTGAGGATCATGGGTTCTGAGGTGACGATGATTCCATTCATGTCACCTTTGTGCTCCCCTGCAAACACCACGACATAGTGACCGCGGGACATCATCTCTTCTGCCATATCCTTTGTGTATTGCTCAGAGCCACCAGAATAACCATAGCGATGAACCACAAAGAGAATACGCCTCAGTTTTTTTGACTGGGTGAGCATCAGAGCCTTGGTTGCTGGCGAAGGCTCCATAGAATCTCTAGGCATTTCTGCTTCAATCATGCGTAACACCTTTCCACTGCTTCTGCCACTTCTGGAACCCTGTCCCATTGGTGAACGATTGTGTAAGGGGTGCCAGTTGGATTCACCACCATGCCGGTCTCTGCGTTAAACGAGGGTAACGCTTCAGTGAGGAACGGGCGATACGCATCAATCTTCCTGGGGTCCATCATGGTACCCAGTTGTGCGGCCCACGTCTTTTCGTGAGTGGCGATTTCAGTGATATGGTCATAGACTGCGGTGGATATGAGAAGGTTGAGTGCTGCTTGGTCTGGTCCCCCACCGCCAGGCACTTGTTGTGTTGTGCCGTGTGAAAGAAGATAGATTGTCTTACTCAAACCCATGAAGGTATCGAATTGACCGGCGAGCACACCCGCATTGACAATGGTGTTCTCTTTGTGACGCTCGTACATGAGAGGACCGAAGGATTTGAGAAGGTTGTTTGCTCCCCAAGGTTCATGCTGGTAAGCAATACCTTCTGAGGAGAGGACGAGTTCATGAGAACGGAGGTAGGAATGATCAAGGTAGTCTGAAGGATTTTTCTGGAAAATCACATCACGAACATCAGTTGCTACCACATAGCGAATTCCTGCACGGTTAGCAGGATTGTCCAGCATGAGGTAGTAATGAAGGAAGCGGTCGACCACGATAGCAAAATCTTTGTTTGGGTATGTGACACGTCTATTTTCATCATCCTTGGAAAAGGCAAGGATCGAATACCCACGCTTTTCAAGTTCTCCCAAGGTGTCATAATCAACATTATAGGCAAGCACAGACTTGATGCCTGTGTATCCCGAACGATCAAGGGAGTTCACCCAATGTTTGATCTGATCCCAATTATACCCTGTAATAGCACCGATCACGAGGTCTTTCATAGTAACTCCATAACAAAAGTTGATCTACTCAACGCTGATATTTAGTCCTCTTACTTGGTCCAATTCTTCGCAATGTTGAAATTTGCATGGCTAAATTGCAAACGATCAACAAGCTTCACGGCATTTCCTATTCTATCAACAGCCACAAACCCTTCCGGCGCGGTTGCCACAAATCCATCACCTGTCTTGAGGAAGGTCTGAGTACCTTGAACCTGCCCTAGTTTATTAACGATCACAAGTTTAGCATAGACGAGGGTGTTTGTCAAGTCAAAAATTTGCTTCAAGTCAGATCGGTGATCTCGAAAGAATCCCAGTATGGTTGTCTTCTCTTGGGTACGCTTGCGCTTGGTTTCGGGTTGCTTCGCTTCTCCAATGGATGCCGTCATTTTTATATCCAACCAACGAATAAAGTCATTGGTATGTGCCGTTGTGTTATCAATGGCTGTTCCCGCTCTGACCTTTGTGTTATTGAACTGTTTGACCCAACCGCGGAACGTCTCATTCAAGGAAATCTGATTCAGGATCTTACCATTGATTGCTCGTAAGGCTACCGAGGCTTGTGTCAATAGCGCACCAAGGCGCTCTGTTTCAGAGGCGGTGAAGGTTGCCGTACCCGATTGATCAACCAACGAGGCATCACGGAACCAGACATCTTTAGAGTGAGTCAAATATCCTATATCGATGTTGAATGAGGATTTCAGGGTTGCCATGGTCTTACCACGATACTCAGTGTGGAACACAATACCAATCTGTGCTTTCAGGATTGATTGAGCAAGAGCCGTCTGATTCAGTGGAATGGCATAGGTGATAGTGTTGGGGGTGAATGTGATATACTTCTCCCCTGCAATAATCTGGGTATGAAGGTCACCCTTCGAGAACATCATGTCGCCCTGCAAGATACCCTTGATGCCGAGTTTTGGCAAGTATCGTAGACATAGAATAAGCTTGCTACGCAAACCTTCTCCCTCGTGATTCTTGAGAATATCTGCTTCGGTGTAGTTCAGTTTAGCTGCCTTGGAGAAGACACCCTTGGTGCCCACGAAAAATTTTCCATTCTCTGGATTGATACCACAAATCACCGCGGGCGCTCCGTCCCACTTTATCGTGACATTGATAGGCTTCTCAACATGCCCCGAAAGCATAGCTTTCAGTGAATATAAAAATTCAAGGGCTTCGTGGGCGCCTGCAAGCCCACGATTGAGCACCTGATCCTCCAGGTGCTCCAAGTGAAGATTCTTACCCTCTTTTGATTCATTGAGATTTTTAAGACTAAGCATCTTATTCCTTTTATCCTGTTTTTGCTTTTACGTCCATACCCAACGTCTCGCTGGTGACGTTCATATAGTTCTTGGTGCGGAGTGCTACCCAATAATTATATTCCTTTTCGAAATTGACCATGGAATAGAAACCATAACGAATGGTTGTACCGTGTATATGAGCCACTGCATAGGCGATACGACGCTTGCGTAGAACCTGATCATAGAACATCGAATAGTAGTTGTGTTTGGTTTCGCTATCAGGTCGAGCACATTGAATGAGAATCTTCTCACATACGGCACCTAAATTTCCTGCCGTGAAGTTTGCCTTTACTGCTGCGCCCTGCTTTCCAAGGTTGCCATTCAAGAACAACTGCAATTCCTTCTGTACTTCAGCACTCAACTTGATAGGGGCAGAAGACAGTAGTGTTGCAGGTGTCAATAAACCAAAATGCTTGTATGTTTCTGTCAACACGATCTTCAAAAACTTAATGTCCTTCAATCCCTTCACAGGAGCAATGAAACGTCGAAGAATGACATCAACAACAGGCTTGTTGCCTATAAGATTGTTCACCGTGCGGAGAGGAAAGAGGAACAATTTACCAGCAAACTTTTCCTTGGTTTCCATGGCTGTATAGGCAGTCTCCCGTGGACCTCCCTGTGTCAACCTCATAGACTGCGGTAGAGCTTTGTACCACTGGTCCACTTCTCGGGTGCTGTCAAACACATCAGGAAATTTCACAGAATTACTTGAACCACCCTCAAAAGAGGATTTCACACTAATGCGAATTGGATGCTCATCAGGCTTGCTGTCATTCTCAGAAATGCTCAACTCATAGTCCAAGAGGGGTGTGTTAGACTTAGAGGGAATGAAGACCTTTATTTTTGCTTTGCGTAGATCTCGTTCATTGGGAATTCCCAAGATCTTTCGCATGGTGAGGTCGTTCTTTCTCAAAAGAACGGCAATTTTTATTGCGGTCAGAATTTCAAAGAATTCTGGTTCAATCTTGTCACCGATCTTATCATCGTGTGCAAATTGCACCGTGAGTGTAGAACCATTTTCTGTATCTGTCAGAAGCTTTGCTATTCTGGCTTTGAATGTGTCACCCAACCCGTCATAATTCTTGAGGTAGGTCAACACATTCTTAACCATTTGATTGGGTGACATCCATTCATTGACGATAGCAGGCTTGATATCCGCTGGTCGCATCTCAGCAACCGTGGGCTTACCAAGTCCAGGCTTGACGATGATTTTTATGATGCTTTTCTGAGACGTGAAACGAGTTTCCCCTGGTTGATTGTTCTGACCGGGACGATATTCCCCTGATGCACCCTTGATGGAGTTACAGACGCCCGCGATAGCCTTGAGGATATCAACACGGGCAGGGCGAGGCGTTGGGCCGAGAACCTTGATCTGATTCCCGCCGTCAAAACTCACATTTGGTTTTCGGTACTTGATGATAAGCTTATCGAGCAGAGTTTTCAACTCTACTTGATCCACCTTCATGTTCGCGGGAGATGTGACAGCCATGATGATCTCCTTGTAATCCCTTATTTATGTGATCTAAATATAATGCAAATATCCAGTAACGATATACTTGGGACTCTCATGGACCTTTGCACCCCAGTGTGGGTGAGTCCATAATGGAGGAAACATCAACATCCTACCACAAACAGCGGGAACAATCAACTGTGGGTTTTCGGGGTTTATTCCAAAACCCGTCTCACCTCCTCGTGTTGGAGTATTGAGATACCACTGAAATGCAAGGAAGCGGCGCGCTGAAGAGTAGCTACCCACATCAGTGTGCAAACCAAACTGATCCTTGTTGTTGGGCATGTAGCGTTTCATTCTGAATTGTTCGTAACCAAACTGTCTAGGCCACTGCACATCAAATTGGACTTTCATATGACCCATATACACTTTCCACGATTCTTGTACACACACCACAAACATATCATGAATATCCTGCCAATGCAAGGAAATATTGATCTCTCTAAAGTGTCGTACCTCTTTGAAATCAGTGGAAATTTGAAGATCACCGGCATTCTCT